TAGTAAGCTTAAAACTATTATAGAAAAACGATTTGTAAAAAAATTTAGATAATGGAAGTAGGTAAAGTCATATATAATATATTAAGCAATAATGCAACTATAAGCAATTTATTGACTACTGATTCTAACACTAGAATTTTTCCTAGTAGATATAACTTTCCTAAGAATGTTAAGCTCCCTTATATTACTTATCAGATGTTTGCTGATGAGCCTAACAACACTAAGAACGGAGTAAGCACATATGATTATGTTAGAGTACAGATAAGCATATATCATAATAGTTATAAGGATATGACTACTCTAGCTGGTTTAGTTAGAACTGCTTTAGATTATACAAGTGGTACATATAACGGAGTAGTAGTTGATAAGATATTTTATCAAGACCAGAACGAGCTTTATGATGATTCGGCTGGAACAGTCGGACTATATGGTATAGCTCAAGATTATAGATTTAACATAAACAGATAGATATGTATAAAATAAAAGTAAAAAAAGATTATGAGTTTCGAGGTATTAAATACAAAAAAGGGGAAACTTATGAAGTTGTAAGAAAAGTGAGAAATGTTTTATTTCATGCTGATGCTTTAAGTACGACAACTGAAAAGAAATCTAAAAAGAAGGAAACTTCAAAAGATTTAGATATTAGCTAATTATAAATTTTAAAAATAAAAAACAATGGCGATTCAAAATGGTAGTAACCTTATATTAAAGGTACAACAAGCGAACGGAGCTGCTGATGAATTTAAACTGATGCATTCTCAAAATTGTAGTATTAGTATAAATGCTGATACTATAGACATCTCTAACAAAGATTCTGCTGGATTTAGAGATTTAATAGGTGGACAAAAATCTTTTAGTCTTTCGGCTGATGGTTTGATGGATTTTAATCCTTCTAGTCCAACTACAATAACTGAAGTAGATGAATTATTTACACAAATGATGGCTAGAACATCTGTAACTTTCACATTTACTTTAGCTAGTACATCTACTGGAGATTATACTTATACTGGTAATGGCTTCATAACTTCTCTTGAGATTTCAGGAGGTACGGAAGATGCTCCCACCTATAGTATTACAATAGAAGGAAATTCAACTTTGACACAGAATACTATATAATAATTACTTTTTGTTGGTTGGGGATTGAGCTTCGGCTCTCCCCTCAACTAGCAAATTTAAAACCAACAAAATATGTACGAAGTAATTTTAATAAACGGAAAAGATTATCCAGTAAGATTTGGAATGAACTCTTTAAGAATGTTCTGCAAAGATACTGGAAGAAGTTTAGCTGACTTAGATAAGCTTGGAGAAGGGATAAGCTTAGATGATGCTTGTTATTTAATTCTTAACGGAATAAAAGACGGCTCTCGAGTAAGTGGGCAAGAATGTTCTTTAAAAGTTGATGATGTAGCAGATATGCTAGATGAAGATTTTGATGCTTTGAATAAAGTATTAGAGATATTTTCTACTCAGTTTTCTGCTAAATTTGAAACGGAGGGAAACGACAAAGCCACAAAGAAAGTGGCGAAGGCGAAGAAATAACTTGGGATAAGTTAGAGTCTATTGGTTATGGACTTGGGTTGTTACCAAAAGACTTTTGGAATATGACATTTCACGAGTTTTTATGTACTCAAAGAGGCATAAACGATAGACTAGAACTAGAGCAAAGGTTTGAATGGGAACGAGTGAGGTGGTTGGCTTGTGTGTATTTACAGCCACATACTAAAAAAGGACAGAATCTAACACCTCAAAAGTTAGTAAAGTTCGATTGGGAGAAAAAGAAAAGAAAAACTGATGCAAAGAAACAACGACAAAAAGCGATATATATTAATAAAAAATACGAATTGCTAAACAAAAAAGATGGCTCAAAAAACTCTTAGTATAAAATTAAGTTTAAACGATAAACAGTTTATGACTGGTTTGAGAAAAGCATCTTCATCTATGAAGAAGTTTGGAAGAAACTTACAAAAGACTGGTCAAAATCTAACTCGTAATTTAACTTTACCAATTCTAGCTATGGGTGCTGCTAGTGTTAAAGCATTTGATACACAGCAAAAAGCTATAGCACAAGTTGAAGCTGGTTTAAATTCTACTGGACAAGCTGCTGGTTTTACATCTCAACAGCTTCAAAAGATGGCTTCTGACTTACAAGGAAAAACTCTATTTGGTGATGAAGTTATTTTGAAAGATGCTACTGCACAGCTTTTAACATTTACTAATATAGCTGGAGAGCAATTTGAAAGAACACAAATCGCTGCTTTGAACTTAGCTACTAGATTAGATGGAGATTTAAAATCAGCTAGTATTCAATTAGGTAAAGCTTTGAATGACCCAGTTGCTAATTTATCAGCTTTAAGTCGTAGTGGTATTCAATTTAGCACATCACAAAAAGAAGTAATAAAATCTTTAGCTGAGTCAGGTAGATTAGCAGAAGCACAAACTATTATTCTTGATGAATTAGAAAAGCAATACGGAGGTGCTGCTGAGGCTGCTAGACTTGCTGGTTTAGGACCTTTCCAAGCTTTACAAATGGTTTTATCTGATTTGTCTGAGGAATTTGGTGCTATCATCATGGAAAACTTAGAGCCATTTAGAGCTAAAGTAGAACAGATAACCACATTTCTACAAAA